GTTCAAGTTTACCAAGTTCTTGCAGAGCCTCTAGTGTGAATCGATTATGCCAGTCTTTCCAATTCTCTGCGGTCACGGATTCTGCCGTTCTCGCTCGCCATGCTGTTTCATCTACTTTGCCCTCACTGTTCAGAATGTATCCAAGACTGCGAACTGGGCCTGTCCAAAACAAAAACACTTTATGGTATTTCGTTAGGTCACGAATGCTCAGATGTCTAATGCTATTGTGATTAGAACCGCCTGGCATACTGATAATCTCAACGTCATGCCACTCTTCTCGTAGATACTGCCCCAAACCACCATGCGTAATAAACAACCCACGATTCTCCACCGTAAATTGTTTAATGCCGTGTTTCTTTTTGTGTTCTTTGCCTCTGGGACTTGCTTGGTTAGAATACTCACCAGCGGCCACACTGTCTCCCACAATTAATATTTTCATACGAAGTATTCCCGAAGGTTTGCTACGGCTGCCAGTTGTTTATTATACATCGCCGAACCGTAGGTAAAGGGCGGTTGTTCTATATACTGCATCGACTTACGGCAAGTGACATCTCGCCAGAGAAGGTCAGAGTCTTTCGGATAGTTTCGTGTCCAGACCAAGTTACTGTGCTTCAACAAACGCTTTGCTCTTTTGTTCAGAGGAAAGATATATCGAAACATAAAGCCCTCTATCTTACGAATGCCACGAGACTGCATAAAGTCTGTAGTCAACCAGAATACTCTTTCCTTACCAGCAATTCTGGCGTTCTCTTTACATAGTTCCTTTGCAGAGCGCGGATGAAGTTTCTCACCATTGTTCATCATGTATACTTGTGTCCAATACTTCTCTCCGAAAAGAAAATTGGATGCCTGATACACATATCCACACTTACCCATAATACCATCTGCCATCGTGTATAGAAACAGCTTAGAGGGGTGTTGTTGTTTTATCCAACGTATCACTAGGGATAACATCTGTGATTCACTGTTACGAGGCATATCATCGTCCATACACATCTTACCTATCTCCCAATAGGAATCGGACTCAAGACCATCGAACATTTTATTGATTGTTTGCCGTGGTTGTGTTCCCCAGCCCAGTGTAAGTACACCTCTCAGACGCTCATGCACAAACACACCTAAGTAATGCTTCGTCAACCTAGGCATTACAGGTGAATAGTGGTGTTGCTGAATAAACTCTATGGCATCGTATTTGTTTATTTCTCTTACGAGCATATTATCTCTTCAGTTTAATAAACTTCCTACGCGACTTTGAAAACTGTTTAGAAGGTTGATTGTAGAATAACTCTTCTGTGGTGCCAGTTTTGATATATCCAATGTTCTGATTTTTCTCATTGAAGATATAAGTGTGATTGGGCGTATCATCTTCCCACTTGGTAATCTCTTTCAAATAAGTATAACCGTTTACGTTCAAGATTCACTCCATTCTATTAGACGTTGTTCAAACTCTTCATAGGTGCCATTCAACACATGCTCGTTTTGTTTTTCTCTGTAGATGAGATAGTGGTCAAGAAGCAGAAACAACTCATCACGCTTTATATCTCTCTCCAGACGTTTCTTAGTATGCTGTTTCATAAGTCTCCGATCCCCGAAAAAAATTCTGGGCAAAAAAAATAAAAATCGTTTTTAAAGAATACATGGCTGCGATACCAGATACCCTATCAAGACCTCGGCCCCAGAGAGCGGCGCATAGGCCCGGCCGTGCGGGCCCGCCGGAGCCTCTCAGCTGGGGCGAGGGGGCAGTGCGTTTGAGCTTATCAGGATTCACACACTGCCAGTTGCTCCTTTCGGTCAGCGGCCGGGTCTCACCCTTTGACATCCGCACCATAATCGCGAGCAGTTCTCTCCACCTTTTTACCGAGGCCAGTCCCTCCCGTCATTTGCCTCATCGGAGCGTGGTCATGCCACCTTTGCGACTCGGCACCGTGGTTCATCTCCGACCCCATAGCACTCTACTCTTAACCTCAACCACGGTGAGATGGTGCGGTTTAGCTGGGGTTTAAACTATTGTCAACTCATATTTATTGCCTCTCTCCACTCAATCAAACACTATGATCGCACATTCTTGAGCAAATGTCAAGAACTATTTTAAATAAGCGGGGCCAGTCCACTGTACCCAACTCAGGTCAGTGAAGACGTTGCCTCGTGCTGCGTTCCTAGCAGGGGCAGCCCATCCAGCGGCCTTGAGAATGTCACCATACTTGAACTTTTTGTCACTCTCAGTGGCAACCACGAAACCCCAGACGCTGTTACGTTGTAGGATTTTGATGTATTTCTGACCCTCAGTCCACTGAAGGCCCTCTATGAACTCGGTCTGCATCCGTTCATTCTCAGGCATAAACCGCATATAGTCTTTAATCATCACTTCCTTGACGGCCTCTAGAGCGGTTTGCATTTCCTGTTTCATCTGTATTCCTTTCATTAGTCTATGAGTAGATCATGACACACTTTGAAGCAAATGTCAACACTTTTCTTCATTTATAATCCCTTATATATCAATGACTTAGAATTTATTTTCTTCCTTAAAGGACTACATACCTATTATACCAATGGCGCGGCCCACCTGTCAAGGGTGAAATGAATAAAAAAAAGACTTGACTTCTGCTCAGATACCTGTTATGATCATTATACAATAAACAATTAAGGAAACAAATTATGTCAGTTGACTATCTTATGGAATCGAAAGGAATGGATCGCACAGAGGCCGAAATGGTAGAATACCTTATGTGTAGTAAGGGTATGACAAGCGAAGAGGCGATTGAAACCGCTCTCATGCTGCTTCAAATCCAGAACGGCAACTAAGCTCCTCTCCTTTTAAAACGTGGGGGCAGCGCTCTGCTGCTTGGGGCGTGCGGATTTAGATAACCACATTTCCCCACTATTTTCCACTTAGCACCTCAAGTATAGAACTTTTCCCCGCCTGTCTCACCTTCCTGTTACTCAGGTTCTTATTCTTTTTCTTCTCCTTCCTACTCAGGCTCGGTACGTTGTTTACTCGCGTTCCGTGTTTGATTCCTGCCATGGTAATCTCTTCTATCGTTCTCAAGCACCCTATACAGATATCATCCTCTAGGACACAAACTCCTATGCACCCCGACACTATTTTGCTACAGGGAAAAAGTAGTAAGTGTCCCCAGTGAAATACCACAAGAGGGCAGAGAATGGCGCAGTGATAACGATGATGCCTATCAACTCTACTAGGATACGTTTCCATAACGGCAAAGTTTCTTGCCATTCTCTGAATGGTTTCAGTTTTCTATACAAATAACCCATATACCACACACCATGCCTCTAGGAATAATGCTTGTGCCAGTGGGGCCATCATTACTAACGCAGCACTGATACCTAATAACAGCAAATATTCTTCCCATGTTAAGTTTACTAATCTATCTTGAAGTCTCCTCTCGGGCGATTTCATTACTTTTCTTCTCCATCTTTGCCAATCTGTTGAATACAGGATTGGGCACTCGACCACCAACCATCTGGTGGCAGTGGAGCACCCATTCCAAGCCATATACCGAATATCAACCACAAAATCCAATAACCTTTCATGTCATGTTACCTCATAACCAATCTGTCCACATCGGCAAGAAATGCATCATCAGCGTCCTATCCTTCTCATCATTGAATTGATGGCGGATTCAATCTCAGCGGTTGCTTGTGATTTTGGCACCATACTACAATGCAACTGCGCTCCAAATGACTCGCATACCTCAATCATATCTGATTTCTGTGCAATCATAGACTTCAGCGTTGACTCTTTGTAATCATAATAATTTTCATTCTCTGTGCTGGTGGCGGACGTAGCGGCGCATCCTACGGATAGCACACACAAGAATAAAATCGGAAGTGTTTTCAACTTCTCCATGACGTTTTTTTCTCCTCTGTCGGAAGTTATAGTTTAATTGCTAGGACTATCAGTATAGCGACTAGCAGTATGTTGGTAGTTAAAATGAGAATACCCAGCATTGTGTGATACCAAACCCATCTCGTTTTGTAGGCATTCTCAATGCTCACATCGTCAGGGTCAGGGTCAACACTCAACTTGGCACCCTCTACAAAAAACTTCCCGAAACTACCTATCCAAGAAGCTTTCGCCTTTTCAGTTCTTGCTTTACTTTTGTTTTCCATTTTCTCTGCACTGTGGTAGACGGATGCTCCCACATCTTCTTAGCGGGTGTGTTACATTCAAAATACGAAAACTCAGCCAACCCGCCTTTCTTCACTCTGTCGTTCTCGTAAAAAAACCATGTATCCCAATCAATCATATCAACCCAGTGTTTTGTGTCAGGATACTTTCTCTGAATTGCCTTGTTGTGATATTCGCTCGTCATATCGTCAGGAACATCATTTGTTTTGTTGGCAAATTCATCGTACAATCTACGTCCCATCCACCCAGCAGTGGCATTAATTGACGTTTTGTTTTTGTCGTATCCGTCCCACTCGTGTAGGTCATGGAATATGTTCATCCAGCACATATTGACCAGTGGCACGTTCAGTGTTTGACACAATGTCTGTAGTCCAACTATGGCACGGCAAGTGTCCACATAGCATTGTGGAATGTTATACATGCCTTCGTAATAATTTTTTAATCTGCCGTCCAGTGAGGGAATTCCATAGTTCCAAACACCATACCCGCCACCAACAATCAACCAGTTTGACATCGGGTGTTTGAGCTCACCACCAGTACCATCGTGATACACGTTGTCTTTTAAAATGTAATTGGTAAATCCTTGTCCCACGCCGTTGTAGGCATTTCTGTAGTCGGGGTCTGTGTGAGTCATCAAAAACTCTTTGCGTAGTGGCGATGACCACATACACAAAACTGCTGGATTCATGTCCAGCGTTTCTTGTTTGGAAAGTTCGTATGCGAGTCGGTCAAAAATAATTTGGTTGCCAGAAGCCATCTCGGCGGTGTTCAATAGTTGAGGCCCTACTCGCAAGTCCTCTTTTAATTGCCATGCCCAAGATAGTTTCTTCTCATCTGGTTGTGCCGTGAAAGAACAACCACCTACCAATAATAACTTATCGTTTGCCCCCATCGTAGCGAACCGCATGTCCTTTTTCAATCAAGTATTCGTTCAAAGATTTATCGGCGTACTCACCCGCTGACCATATCTCACCCAGTATCCTACCGAATTTGCCCTTAGCGTCATACTTCCGTGTTTTCAGTATAGCGGGTTTGCCCTCTGGACAAAACCCCTTTACGAAATCCTTCGCCGCAAGGCCTCGTTTCTTTTCTTCTAAATCTCGTGTTCTACTCTCGGGCGTATTGATGCCCACTAGTCGCACTCTCTCATTACGCAAAATGACATCGAACCCAAGGTCAATGTCTACATCACAAGTATCGCCATCAACCCATCGATTGATAGTCACCTTATATTCGTACATAGTTTATTCCTCTTCGGTTGCTCCTGCTAATTCTTTTAGCATGAAACTATGTAGGCGATTTCCATCTTTGCCGAGTGTGATGAATGTCCACTCTTCGCCCATCTTTTCTTTGAGGAATTCTTCAAATACTTTAACTAAAATGATGTTATGAACAGAGGCAGATTGTCTGAACCCCAGCCAATAACTCGTGTAGCCTACGCCACCGCAAATCACAATTGTTAATAAAAATAAGAATGTTTCATAGGTCATAGGAACTCCATGTTTGCCCATTGATTTTCAAGGAATTGCCGATTGTGCGCCACATACTCTCTGTAGCTTAACAATGGTTGATTGTATGCCTCACGTTCCTCACAATTTTTGTGAAACATTTCGTGAAAGAATCTGTCTTTCGCTTCTTCAAGTGAGATGGTCATATATCTGCTCCCAGTTTTGGACAACCAGTGCATTACCTTTGTAATTCATGTTGTGCCCATGTTCTACCAAAATACCCTCAAATCCAACTTTCATGCCGGCCTCGCAGTTGACGTACTTGTCTTCTATCCAAGGCGCTCCGTAGTATTTATGCGACAACTCTTCTAGAATCTCATCTTTGTCGGCACCACACGCTAAATAAATGTAATCGTGAAATGTATCCTCGCCGAACAACTTCTTTAGATTCCTCGTCCTCAACTCTTGGGCGTATTTGTCCTCGTGTAGACTCGTTACAGCAACAAACCTATATCCATGCTTCTCAGCAAGTAACTTCATATAGTGTTGAGCATCTCTCAATGGAGGCAAAAACCCGATAGCAGCACTGCTGTTGAATTGATTGGTCAGTCTCTTACCCTCGGCAACTGTCACGCCGAATCTGTCAGAAACTTTATACTTCATTTTCCAATCTTCGCCCACTGGTTGAATCCCATTGTGAGCCATCCAAGTAAAGAATGCTGTTTCCCAATCAAGGCAAACACCATCGCAGTCTGTTAAAATTATTTTGTTCGTTAATACCATTACAACCTCTTTGGAATACTAAGGCTCTCCAGGCCTATCGTCTGTCTCTCCTGTTTCGCCACGCCCAAAAAGAATTCAAGGTCAGGGGCGATTTCCTTTTTGACCAAGACAGCTGCCAATGCTTGGTGTTCTTCTTTGTTCAACCTCGCAATTTGTTCAGCAATGTTTTCGATATAGTGTTTTTGCCTATATGCATCAATCGCCATCTTACACTCCACTCAGTTTGATTGCGTATTGATACATTTCCATGGCACCTTCAGCGGTCTCAAAACCATACTCATCAGCAAAGTCCATTGAAGAAGAACCCATCACACGATTGGCGAGTCCTTGTTTTGCGATAATCTCAGCACACTCCTCAAGAGTAGCACCAAAAATATGAGTATCACAAATAGTAATGAACTCTAAACCACCATTCTTCGCAGCAACAAAATCTATCATACTTTTCTCTCATTTCTCAATTAATTACATAGTGATCATGACATACTTCCAAGCAAATGTCAAGGAAAAGCTGCCTTCGTAAGTCATTGATTTATAAGGAAAAGCGAAAATAATTTAAATTTATTTTCCCTTACGAATCAATGGCTTAGTCAACTGGACGGTATTTGTCATAGAATCTACCCCATTGCCACTCTTCTGGTATGTCGCCATCCGCCCTAATTAGGTGAGCTTTACCCGATGGTTCGACACACCATCGCATTTTGGGGCGCTCATACGCCTTCTGGCGAATCTTGGCGATGGTTTCATCGCTGTGTTTGCGCCCATACATGGGATTGAACTCCCCACGGCGTGTACCTGTCATTGTGGCGGATATCTTGCGTTTGTGGTCTTCAGTCAGACCATCGGCATGAGGGTGTTTCTTACCTAGTTTTGCCTGTCGTATACGTTCACGACCTTCGGGTGTGTGCCACCCTGTCCTATCCCGACATCTATCAACGATAGGCAGATTGTTCTTATTCTGCCCTATGACATAATCTCTAACTTTCTCAACTTGAGAGAATTTGATAATCATCTCTCGTGGTTTTGGTACATCCTGTAGACTGTGTTCGTCAACAATCCAGTATTCGTTCTTCCATCCACCACATTTGAAGAGAAAGAATCTAGAAGCTCTTTCCATTTGATAGTTTACCCGACTTCACGATTTCGAGCATTGCTAATTTGTCTGCATACTCGCTCATCATTCCTAGTTCTTTTTCTATTGTGTCCATGATATCAGGGTGTTCTGCCACCCCAACGCCCTTGTCAAGTAATACTTCGATGTTGATTCTGTGTCGGTTCATTTGACCTTCAAGAAGCATTTCCATCGTCTTGACTATTTGGCTCCTATTGCTCGCCGTCATTTTTTCCTCCGCTTCGGTTTGCCATTATAGTCCGTGATGCCCAACGGTGACATCAGTTTCTTTAATTTGGGGATTTCTTTGAGCAGTTTGCCGTCTTTGATGGCGGTGAGTATAGATGCCTCAGTGTGATGCAATCCCTCCAGAATTTGCAACCAATTCATCTCTCGTTTCCAATCTGGGAGATTGTTCATATTGCTTTCTGGGTCATAGAATTGTTTGATTCGGCGCCACTCCAATTGAATAGTAGTCCCACCCATGCCCTCTGGCATATCTTTGTCAATCTTCGCTGTCTCTGGTACACCGTCAGGCAAATTCCACGTTACCTTTTCAGCACCAACTCCGATACGAACTAGCGGGACTAGGGCCTGATTAGTCTGGGCCCATTGTTTTAAGCGGGTTACTTGTTGTTCTATTTCATCGACCTTGAATACCCAATCAAAGCCCTCATTCATCTGTCTAAATTTCATGTGCTACTCCATTGTATAATCACAACTTTATTTATATCAAAACTCATTGATACTTTCCATGAGGCGATTAAGGTTGAACTCACTGAAATAGTCCGCCACATCACCTCTGCCCTTGTTCTTCTGCAATTCGTATTGAAGAACAATTTCATCCTTGATATCCTGTGGTGTTTGGGATAGGTCAACCATCTGCTTATTACGAATATAAGCTGCAGCCATATCACCTGTAACCCATTCCTCAGGCCTCTTTGATTTCCACTCGGCAAGCAGAGTTTTGCGAATAGGTCTCTGCCTCTTGCCAGTGGTGAAACAATCATCTTCAGACAATATATTGGGCACACCATCGCCTTTGTCACCAGTGATGATATGTTCCATCAATACCTCATCAGCAGATGAATTCAAAACCACAAACTTCTTTCTCAATGGTGACCACTGTTTGACATTGCTGTATTTTTGCAACTGTTGGAAATCATGGTCTCCCGATATAATCAGCATCGGTTTTGGTTCCTCAAACAGATTTTCACTCAGGTCATTGTCTTGACTGTACTCTGCCAACGTGCCTATGACATCATCCGCCTCCGCACCATTGACATCAATTACTGGGTACGGCATGTACTCATCAAGTTCTTGCCGTATCGTACCTAGACAATCGAAAATAGTATTCCAATCAAAACCACTGTCCTCACGAACTTTCTTACGACTTGCCTTGTAGTATGGGAACACTTGTCTTCGCCAGTACCTACGATTATCACAAGCAATAACTAACTCACCATATTCCTCGTGCCATCTTTTACGATATCCACGAATGGTGTTGAGTATCATGTGTCTGACTAAATCAAAATCAATGTTGTCAGTGGGACGGTTGTTCAACTCAGCCATCAAGTTGGATATACTAATTTGGTTATAATCAATCAATATCATCGGAAGAACCTCTGACGCTCTGGAAATCGATTTTGGAAACATAACCAGTATAAAGGCAATTCTGGTTCATCTCGCAGTTTACCTTTAATTTCTCGCCATATGGCATCCACTGTGGGGTCAAGTTCTGCTGTCTTATTGAGTCTTACATTCATATCACTCAAAGTGTCACCAGTAATGATGTCACAAGTAGTCATGCCTGCTAACGTAGCACGTTTGGCAACCTTTTTATTCCCAACCATCCTGCCATCCACAACATGATCCAACAACGTGAAATGAATCATGTTGATGTCTTTTACGAAAGTCGAAATAGTCATCGCTGTGGCTTTCTGTAAGGGTGTACCAAAGTCCACCATAGTGTCTAACATACTAACCATCCAGCGAACGTCATACTCTTTCAATAAAACAGGCAGATATTTTTTTACGATGTTCTGAAACTCTGACCAGTGATTGTGAACGTCAACATATCTACGCAGATATATGATGTGTTCCACAAGTTTATGGCAAATCTCAGGTTGGCCCACAAACTCTCGTCTGACCTCATCGATGTTATCTTGTAGGTCAGGTTTGCGTACACACCATCTACGAGGCTCTAGTCCTGTGATGGGTAATAAATTGGGGTCTGATTGAAGAATTCTCTTATGTTTTTTCATCTGGTTCCCGCCCCCATACATATCCTAAGTCATCGTAGTATACACCATGAGACCTTTTGATATTGCCGTCCTCATCATATGCGGGCACGAGGCAACGCATATTCATTTTATTCTGTTGGTCAGAACCATAGAACATACCACTCCACGTTCCAGACCTCAAATAACTTTCCATGATGTTTATGTAAGATTGCAGATTCGCCACCTTGGCGATTGCACCTTTCACATTGCGTCTTTCATCAGATTTAGCAGAACTGAGATGTTCTCTGTTCTCCTTAATCCAACCCATGACCTTCACTCTAGAGAGAGGGTCATCATCAGGTAACGCCAATACATCTGGATGGACATTCTTGTATTTGGGTGGGTTTGTTTTTGCTCGTTTTTCACGAGCTTTTGCTAGTCTTTCCGAAGCAGCTTTGCGTTGCTCCTCAGACATCGGCTTTCGCCTACGCCTGACTTTCTTAGTTGGTTCAATATTGCGTGCCATAACGGACTCCTTTGATTACTATTATATAGTAACACAAAGAAGCCGTGCATGTCAAGTGTGTTTAGGAAAGAATTTTCTGAATATTATCAAAAATTAGGGTTCTCCACTGTTTTTTATCAGTATCGAACACCGTCACAAGATGGTCTTGCTCTTTTCTGGGGTTGGTCACTTCGGGAAGATGGTCAGGAATCAATGTCGCCACGACTGTCCTCTCTGTGCCATCCTTTTTCTTGTATAGCATAGACATCACATTTTTGGTCAATTGTGATACTAATTCCTGTTTTGTTACGTCAACTACCATAGCCTTTTCTCCTTCATATCATTATATATCGTGTCAGCAATAAACGAGTGACACTTCTCGTCTGGGTGTCCGTGGGGCATGACCCCAACAAACTTTTCCTTGTTTTTCTTGTCTGTGAATTCACTGTAACGTATCGAACTTAACTCTGGTACGGCCATCACCTTATTGTAAAGATTCCTAAAATTATTCAGCATATTTGTTTTTTTAAGATAGGTGAAGTATTTTTTTCTGATATTTGCGTTTGAGTGCAGAGTAATAAATTGGCATGAGTCTTTGGGGATGAACAAGTTCTCAGATTTTTCGATGGTTTCCAAGTCTCCAATAACTCTCCTCATTTGACCTTCTAGTGCAAACATATCCATGATGTAAAATCTACACTGTGCCTGTCTAAACATGTCTACCAATGATAAAATCTGTCTCATCAAATCCATCAGGGTGTGGGGATATGATTGATACTTGAAAAGAGATTGCCAACCAACCTCATCCCACTGTTCACCCATTGTAGCCATAATTTGTCCATACTCTTCTATTGGATTTATATCGTCACCATCTGGTGAGTAAATACCACCAGCGATGACAGCACCCATACTCACTGGTGCTTCAGATTTATCCATGTGTTTCTGTATGTCATAACACAACTCATCACCACCATGTATTTCAAACCTAGATGCATCAGTCAATTGAACCAAGGTCATACTAGGTATAGGATTCTCATCATTAGCAAAATAATCTCGTAGCACCCTCACTGTCCTATAGTTGGATGAACCTCCCTTGGCAATGTTGTGAGAAGACAACCCCATTTTCTTTGCCAATAGTGTCGGAAATCTATGTTCATTCCTATAATTACCATCTACATTACGAAATTGCGTTGTTTTATCGTTTGGAACAAAGTAATCCTTAAATTCTCCAAGTTCCGCACCTAGAGTCATAGAACAACCGCAACTAAGTAGGACTCCGTTCATCTCTTTTCCTATCAATGAGCCATCTAAGTTTATCTCTAGTGCTTCTGTCCAATTTTCTGAGTTGAGTGTCA